CATAGCCAACGCTGAGCGTAAGATAATCATCGTATCTAATATCCCGGAACTCTTCAGTCAAAAGGTCATATACTCCGTTGTTGAAGCAAACTAAGTTCGGCTTGGAATCGAAATCAATTTGACAGTCTTGTAAGTTGGAAATAATATGGGTCTGGATGTCCTTTATGCTGACCATTTTACTAGTAACATTAGTAACTACTTCAATCAGTTTAACTTTTTCAGCATATTCTATTTCAGAATTAGATTTAACGTCATCCATAAGATTCTCATACAGATTCTCTGATATCAATTTCGTCAGTTTGTACCGCTGGTTTTTATTTGTCTCATTATGCCACCTCTCATCGCTATAAACAAAGATCTCGTCATAACTCTTTAAAACATACTCGCCAAAGTTGTCTAAAAATCGGAGAGACAGATGCTTAGGCGTTAGTAAATTCTTATATTGCGTAAATACGTCCCCTTGTATCTCTTCGCATGGTTCAATATCAGTTCTAGCCTCGTCAAAGGGCTTTGAGATAAACTCTATGTCAATTTCAAACTTATCTTTGATTAAGGTAGACAGCAATGGTATTAGTTCATCCAACTGTTCCGCTGTAATATCCTGTTTACGTAGCATAAACCCGTCCTGACAAGGTACAACTGTTTTAATATCAATATTGAAATTCTGACATGTATATTTTACTGCGGTTTCTTGTAGGAGACGTTCTACAGACTGATACCATAACGCCATAACTCCTCTCTTGCAGGCCTGCAAACAAAATTTCTTCGTCTTCTCATCGTCCCATTTATTGGGGTATACTTTTAAGACTTCATCTTTTAATTCTTGGTTATTGTAGTAAACCGTATCTCGGATGGGAGCTAATTCTGCTTCTAACTTCTCTATCTCTTTGCATCTGTTATTAGATTCGTCTGGGCAGTATTTGGCAATCCAATTTGTATAACACCCTCCATTGGCCAACGAGATGGGAAGTTTCTTGGCTATATCCTTTGAGACGTTATGATGAGCCATTATATGCGCTCTGAACTGCTTAGGTTGGTTTCTTATCTCCTTTAAAACAGGCATAGGAATATTTTTGAACTCATTACTCCTGCTGGCTATCTCATAGATGATAGCAAGTTGACAATTGACGATGTCTATATCGTAGTAGTTCTGCATACAGAAGGCATGACGAGTAACTCTTGGGAAAACGCTGAGGCTGAGCCAATTAGCCGGTTTGACTCTTCCAAAGGTATACGGCTCTAGAGAGTAGCGCGTTGCTACGCCGCCTTTTGAACGATTCAAGCCTTTCATATAATCTTTGTAAATCTCTGACTCGCAACTGTATTTCTGTTTTAAATAGACTTGGTGGTGCCCTTCGTCGTCACCTACGTCCATAGGTTGCTTAACGTTTTTTATGAAGCCATATACGAGCGGTAGGGATGGGTATTCCCAGATAATTGTTTTTTTGTTGGAAGTAAATATACTTTTATTAAAGTCCTTTTTTTTAAGGGCGAAGGAAAGAGGAGAGGGCATCTTTTAGAGTAACAAGGGGGATAGATTTATATGGATTGGGGAAATTATAATCTAAATTTCTACATTATAATTTTTCATTCAATTTTTCACCCGCTCAATAGGTATGAGGGATTTGACAGGGATCTCATAATGGAGCCCCTCATTAAATCTTTCAGCGTATCGGGTCCCAAAGGTCCTAAATATATCCTGGTCGTATTTGATGTAACCTATAGCGTCAGTAAAATTGAAACAGAAATATTGGTCGTCAGTAGTATCGCGTATTTTGTTAGCGCGTAGGAGAGTAGTAGGATACTTACCCATAGCATTCGTTCTGCTCTTCAATTCTACTGTTCTATTGCCGCCCTCTACTTGGAAATCATATCTGCTAGTCTGTTTAGGATGGGGCTGTAGGTTCTCTCCGAAGACTGCCCTAAGCGTTGGTAGTAACTCTTGCTCTTTTTGTTTGCCGAATATATGCCTCTCTTGGAAGGACCATCTCATACCATCTTTGTACTTCATATTATTACATTTTATAATTAATTCTTTAGATTATTTTGACGTTAAATTATATATTGAAAACAAAATGAATAAATCTATTGCCATATAGAGTATAATAATAACAATGAGCGGATTTACTTTAGATACAAAATTGAGCAGGGTGCCAGTAGACCCAGACAACGTCTATCTAGATATCATGACGACGAATGTTCTTGGTAACCGAACAGAGCCTCTACCGATCCAGTTTAATGAGAATAGAACCAACGCTATCTTAGACAATGCGGGGGATTACTGTATGTCAGTTACAAGATTTTCTTTAGATACTCAGACGCTGCCTGTTTTCATCCCAGTAATTAATACTGCGGGCAGCGACCCTAATGAGACTGTATACTACGTTTCAATGGAATGGAACGATATAACTTATAACCAGGCTATAGAATGGATCCCGCAAAATCAGTATTTAAGCCCACCTCCTCTAGGCCAATATCCGACGGAACAGTCCATGAACCAGCCTTACTATTATGCGTATGATTACCAATGGATAGCGTACTTGATACAAAATGCATTGGTTGCTTGTATGGGCCAATTGAAGAAAACTTATGATGGGTCTCCTACAGAGCCTGGAGAACCTACTCCTATTGCAGTAGATCCGGAGATTCAAGATATAACGCCTCCTACATTTGTCTATGACCCAACGTCGCAATCCTTTATAATATCTGCCAACAAAAAATATTTTGAATTTTTATCTCCTACTGGTAGTAATAATCCCATCAAATTATTTTTCAACAGTCAATTATATGAACTATTTAGTTCTTTCCCAACGCTAAACTACGGTATGGCAGATCAATACAAGCATTATCAAATAATATTCAACAGTAGTAATGGCGCCAACGAAATATCTGTACCAAACGTCCCTGAAGAAGACGAGGTTCCTCAAACTTTTATACAGGTCATTCAAGAGACGCCTACGTTGGCAAATCTAACGCCCGTCTCAGCCATAGTCTTTACGTCCTCTATGCTCCCAATACTTCCCGAGCAAATATCATCTCCCCAGATTTTCATTGAGGGGGCTCATGCGTCAACCGGGAATAACGCAAATATTGGCCAAATTATTACGGACCTTGAGTCGGACGATGGAACATACAAGCCAAGTATTCAATATACCCCAACAGCAGAGTATAGGCGCATTTCTTTATTGAGTTCTAGACCGCTGACTCATATTCAACTTAGCGTCTATTGGCGTAATAGATATGGTAACTTGATTCCTGTAACGTTGGCAGGCGGGAGTTCCATGACTTGTAAGATCCTCTTCCAAAAGAGAAGTTCTATTTACAACGATGCTTAAAAAAGAACAAATAATATAAAAAAATCTCTTAAATACTAATATATCATATACGTTATATTACTATGACAGACTTCAAGACCGCATTGATCCAGGACCCAAAGCTAAGCCAAATAACTGACCAGCAAGTATTCGGCGTACGAGTTGGAGCCTCAAATAATACTTACCAATCATTTTCCGCTGTATCCGATAGCGCTTCATCGTTGATTTTTAACTGCCAGCTTCCATCTGAATCAGTAGTATTGAGTAGAGACGTTAGTTTGCGAGCGACGGTTACTATCTCTTTTGATTCTCCTAATGATGTTCAGTACGGTAGAGATATCTGCTTGGCTCCCTTTCCGTTAGCCATGGGCATGCAATCTATTAGCTCTCAGATAAACAATAGTACGGTCTCGTTAAATCTTGCGGACATACTACCTCAGCTCTTAATAATGAATGACTCTGCTATGATCAATAAATGGCAAGGTACTTGTCCGACGTTAAGAGATCAAGTATATAGACTATACATGGATGCTATTGATTTATCGGACCCTAACAATCCCATTCCTGCCAACAATGACCCTTTTGGGGATATAAATATTGCCGGATACGAACAATTCCCGGAACCAAGAGGAGCTCACCCAGCAACGTTAGTCAAAGGAACCCAGGATCCTGCTACTGGATATTATCCATATACTTTAACATGGGAGACGACTGAACCTATTTTTCTAAGTCCATACATATTCGGACATCCTGACTATAACTTAGGCGGATTTGTCGGAATTAATACGGTTAACTTAAACTGTAATATGACAAGTACGCCATCTAGAACCCTTAGAAGTAGAAATACTGATTTGATTTTAAACCTAAGATGGGGAACTTCTAGTCAACCAAATCCTTTTGCAGCTAACAAGCCTACCTTGTTGCTTAACTTCTTGAGTTCTCAATCAACTCAATTGATCCCAGCAAGACAGGTTTTACCTTATGCGGATTTTCCGAGATATATTACTTCTCAATCTTCATGGGATGGGGGTAAGATCAACGTAAACAACATTCAATTAAATCAGCTTCCGGACAAATTTATCATATGCGTACGTCCAAAAATGTCCAGTATGGGTCCTGAATCAACTGATTACTTCTGGCCTATTAGAGGAATCAGCGTTAATTTGAACAACCAAAGCGGGTTACTTAGCAGTTGTACAAGAGAGAACCTCTGGCGAATGTCTGTAGAAGCAGGCAGTACGCAATCTTATTCAGAATTCAGGGGTTCTGCTCTGAATGGTTATAAATCTGATGGTACTCAAAATGAAATTTCTACGATTGGTTCATTGCTAGTCCTTGATCCAGCCATGCATTTGTCTCTTCCGGCAATGCTTACAAGCGGTTCGATAGGACAGTATAGTTTCAACATAGAGATTGACTGCGACTCCTTAGATGATACAAATACTCTTCTAGACGTAGAAGCAGTTGTAATCTGCATGAACTCCGGTATCATGGTCAATGCTGCTGGTTCATCTGCCATCTATACTGGTATCTTGACAAAAGAGATGGTTGTAGCAACTGCAACAGAATCCGACGTTCCTCCTATGGACGTCCCTGAATACGAAAGAATGGTTGGCGGCCGATCCGGAAACTTTGGTGCTCTTAAACGTATGTTAGCATCCAAACTCGGACGCAAAGGAGGAGCTATGTCAGGCGGAAGTCATAGCGGGGGAGCTCATTCAGGAGGAGTCCGTAGATTCGTTTAATTCCGAAATCAACATACTATAAATTAAAATAAAGCATAAATAATATATACAACATATACTATTTTGAGAGATGCAGTCAAATTACAATAACAATTTCGCAACTAGAGAGAATGCCTCTATTGCCCTTAAAATGGCCGATTTAATGGATTTGCAGACAGGCGATAGATACATAGAGCCTTATTATCAGCCTCAAATTATTGACAATGATTTAACGTATGGAACCATCGCTATGGGTCAAGGTAA